AATAAGTCTAGCATAACATTCAGATTGAAGTAAGGTCATACCAGCATTTTGAAGTACACCATAATCAACAAATTGACCTTCTTTTTTGCAATAAAGTGCAGCTGCAAAAGGATTAGATCTAGCTGACATCACTTCTACATGAGCTCTTCCACCTAATAGATTTCTAACTTGATTCTGTCTTTGTTTTTTGACCAATTGAATAAAACCTTGAAAATGAGGAGTACCATTTTCTCCTGTTTCTCTTCCAATAACTAAATAAGATATTTCAGCTGGTACTCTCATAGATAAGACATCCATTAACTCCATTTCATCTTGAGTATAATTGTTAATAGTAAAACACCAATTCTTAGCAGCAGACATTATACATTGACGTAAAATGCCGCTGCTTATATAGGCGTGGCGGAGTTTCAAAAATCATCAAAACTTTTGAAACACCGACGCCGATGATCAAAAACATATGCCACTACCCAGCCACTCCGATGTTTCCGATCATACTTGTCATATGTGCCATGTGCCAAGGTGGGGGTAATACTAGGATGTGGCACTCGTAACCTCGGCACATCCTTAACCCCACCTTGCGCAATGGATTCGCGACACGTAACTCAACAGATAAAAAAAAGCGCAGCAAGCTGCCTTTTGTTTGTCACGGATTAATATAGATCAGGTATCTTTATCTCAGAGGACTATTCGCGAATCGCTTCCGGTGCCCTTCAGCAAGCAAGCATGATTTTATTTTAAACAGGATATACACCATAATCAACTTGCACACCAATCCTATTTGTATACTTTGACTCCTTCTTTGAGGTCACAGCACACCATATATCATATTGTACTTCAGCAGCAATGGCTACACTACTAGTAAAAGATCCAATAGCTTTTTCTAAATGCATGATAGCTGTATAACCTAACTTAGGATTATATTTTTGCAAAGTAGGTGCAGCTGCTCCATCAGAACATAACAAATCCAAAACAAACGTTAACGGTAATTTAAACGACTGAGTTATTACCGAAGTTTTAATCGCTCCAGGTTGTAAATGTAAATTACTAAACTGTACACAATTAATTATATCAGTAGATTTCATAGGTTCAGCGGGCTTATTAAAATCACTATTTTCTAAGAATGGCTGAAAATAAATAGCATCACCAGCGGGAACATTTCCTTGTTGTCGAGAAATACCATCAAATAGAATAATATCATTATTAATTACATTACCAGCGCCAACTCCTCTTAGTATACGTCTAAAATTACGATTAACCACATTATTTCCTTTAACCTTAAATATTTTACCAGTTAGTGGTACATTATCAACATCATCACCATCATCATCATCACCAACAGCATTAACAGTTCTATTTTGTACTTTTAAAGCACTTTTAACTTGTATCTCACACATAATCTGTGTCATAGAACAACTCATCCATTGATAAGCTTTTTTGTCTAATCCATCTTCGGGTGCATATTCAAAATCTTTCCATCTTAAATTAGTAAGTTTTCCGGCTCCCAAAGTTTCTGAAATAAGCCTAAGTTTAACAACCAATTTATAAGCAAAAGTTTCAAACGTCTCAAATTCGTCAACCTGAATAAAGAAATTATCTGTAAGCTCAGCATTATCTATCCAACTGGGCCAATAATTCCATCTAAATATATCTCCAATATGGAACGCATAACCTTTGTTTAACTCTACCATACGATCTTGGAAACTTCGTATCTCAACATTCATTTTAGCGCAACAATGTTTAATCATTGCTCTTGCTACGTTCATCAACACAGTTTTTTGAGGCAATGTAGTATGACCGATTTGAATTGTTTCATAACGTGCAGCATCTACTTGATTAGTTTTAGAAGTAAATCGATGTTCTTCAGTAGAATGAACTCCATTAACCTGTAATCCAAATTTAGTACTTTTTCCTTTATATTGTAATTTAGTATTATTTCTTTTCTTAGCTCTTACTTTTCCTGCTAATCGACCAGTTCCTACTCTACCAGCTCTACGCATATTTTGAGTAGGTGCTCTTTCAATTGTAGTAGGTGTTCGGAATCTATTATAAATATCTTTTCCAAAATCATAAGCATCTTTCGCGGCTAAAGCAGCTCCCAAATAAGGTACCGCTCGTGCGGCTCCTTTAAGTAATCCTTTACCGGCATAACCTGCAGCTCTACCTGCTAAACGTCTTAATTGTACAGAACGTGGAACAAATTGACTTACAAGTCTTCTAACTTTAGCAGGTCTTGGATAATAACCCTCATACTTTCGTTTCATATATCCCATTTTATTTATTTTTTAAATGACGCGTATATCCCATCTATCAAGAGATAACATAGAGCGTTCTGGTTCAAAATTTGAGAAAACAACCACGTGTGGTGTATTGAATTTCACATTTTTACTTTCGTACTTTGTTGAATAGAATTGACCATTTTTAAATGACTCCATTACATCATATTGTACATATTCTTGCTTCATTCTTGCTAGATCAAAGAAGACGACTTCCTCATACTGGTACCCGTAGTAGATGTCAGCGGCTTTTCCACCGGTGACGTAATAACTTGTTTTAAAGTTGTAGTGAGTAGCGAAATAAGATTTCCCGCTATTACCAACAATATCAACAATCCATATAATTTTCCTTGAGTCGGCAACTCCATTAAGGTCTGAGACAAGCTGCGACTGCCATCCATCTCTAGCAACTAAATCTTCACGCGTAACTTTTGATTCTTCTAAAGCGCGTATATAATCATGAATAAAACGCGGATACTTTGCATATTCCGCTGAATGATCTTCCATTAACTCAAGGCCACGTTTGCCAGACTTAATGGAATCTTTTAAACTCTCTAAATCATTGCGTTTTCCTAAATATAAATTTTATTAATCAGCGAGAATAAGTCTAGCATAACATTCAGATTGAAGTAAGGTCATACCAGCATTTTGAAGTACACCATAATCAACAAATTGACCTTCTTTTTTGCAATAAAGTGCAGCTGCAAAAGGATTAGATCTA